GATGTTGAACAATGTGGTCCTGTTCCGGTGATTGATGGTTTTTATAATCCTGATTGTAAGGCCCCAAAGGATAAGATTAAACAGATTTTAAATGTGGGAGATTTGATATGACCAAAAAATGCACAGTTTGCCAAGAATATAGGGACCTTGATGCTTTTGGCTCAGGTGGTCGTCCTGATGGTTCTTTACATGCTCAGTGTAATGATTGCCGAAATAGACAAAGCCGAGAATTTAATGCTAGGGCAAGAAAACAAAATGAAGAAGGTTATATTTCTCCTGTCACATTACAGAGTTGGTGGCCTAAAGAAGAAATCGAAAACTTTGACGAATTAAATAATATATTTTGAATGTAGGGGATTTATTGTGAATTTGAAGGAAGCAATATCATTAAGGCCCCAAGGTGGTTTTAGGGTTATCTATGCAGATCCACCATGGTCATTTGATAATTATTCAGATAAAGGCGAACAGAAAAACGCTAACCAACATTACGACTGCATGGAAAACAAAAAAATTGTTGATATGGCCGTTGGTGCGTTGGCCGGTCCTAATTGCGTTTTATTCCTCTGGGTAACAGATCCGTTATTGATTGAGGGACTAGAAACAATAAAAAAATGGGGATTCGAATATAAAACTGTCGGATTCACTTGGCACAAAACAAGGCCGTCAGGGAAAGAATTCATGGGTTTAGGTTATCATACACGCGGAAACCCTGAAATGTGCCTTATAGCAAGCCGTGGGAGTATGGGGAGCCCAAATGATAGGGGAATACGTCAATATCAGGCACACAACATACGAGAACACAGCCGGAAACCTGATGAAATACGTGAATTGATTGCTAAAATGTATGATGGGCCAAGGATTGAATTATTTGGCCGTGAGCAATTTGATGGTTGGACAACTTGGGGGAATCAGGTTGACAAATTTGGGGGCGGGGTATGACCAAATTTGAATTAGTATTAACCGGTTTATTTATATGGGGCGTACTTTGGGCTCTATGGTCACAACGCTGTGATATAAAACAACTGCAAAAAAAGTTCAAAAAATTGGTTGATATTGTGAAAGCTATTGACGAACCTATCCCAGAAAAAATAACCAGTTTGATGGATGTCGATTTTCCGAAGTGGTGGGACCCCGATAATGGCGGTATATGGAATGTTGATAAGCTTGGTAATATTGTAATTGTTCAAGATGGTTGTTTGCCACACCGATACAACGAGGACACTAAAACATGGAAAGCTTTAAGTGAAGAGCCTGAATTTATGGATTTAATTAGTAAACATTGAAAAGGATTGGATTATGAATACAATTTTTAAAGGGTTTGGATGGGCATTGTTATTTTCTCTAATACCCATGTTTTTGTTAATTAACTATCCTTATGTGTTGGATATAACATTGGCACAACAACAATTATATGGCGCAGCCATAGGATATATCTGTGGTTCTCTTGGTTTACTTATGGCGATAAAAGATTAATAATTTAAAGGATTAGACATGAATAGCCGTGTATCAAAATTAATATCCGATGATAAGCTTGCAAAACATGCTCGTGATAATGATTATTTAAAGGAACTAACACCACGAGAAAAGGCCATACGTCAAACGGTGAGGGAGCCAATACATTTTTTGGTTAAGCAAGGTCATCTGAGCACTGACCACGAACGGGCCGCGCAATCCATCACCTTAGCTCATAGGCAAATCGTGGCCGGTATTGGCATAAAGACCGCTAGCATGGAAGGGCGGGTTGACATGTCCAGGGGAGGCCAGCAAGAAGACGAGGCCCAAAGAACCATTGATTTGCAGAAAACATATTCCCTTTGGTGGGATGCTGTGAATAAGCTAAGGAATGGACCCAAAAAACGCGAAGTATGCCTTGATATTATCAATATGGGCAAGAATTTGGCGGAAATTAACAGGCTTTATCACATCGATCACAGGACTTTGAAGGGTTGGCTGAAGGAAGTATTGAATTTATTTAATCATACGGCGCTTGAAGTCAAAATAGGTGTGATACCAGCGGCGCAAAGAGCTTTGAACTATCATCAAACTAGAATGTTGGAAGGATTAGGACTATGAACAACGGTGAGCAGAAACAAAAATGGATACAGTCCGCGCCTAAGTGGAAGTTTTGGGGTGTTCAAGGTTATTATGAATATTCGCAGACTTGGAACCTTGGTCAATTAATGAAAAACTCAATGAAGGATATTAATCATGAAAACGACTAGACGCGGATTTATTAAAGGTATTTTAGGGGCAACTGCAACCGCTGTTGTCGCTCCCACTGTGTTTAATACGCCTAAGCCTGAAGTATCTGGTCGGGCTATTAACATGGGTCACGGGCCTACTATTGGCGATGATATTGCTAATCAATTCAAAAGACTTGAGGCATTGCGAGAAGATGATTTTGATTGGTACAATAGTACGCAATGGTCAGATAAGGAAATAAAAGTATTGAAAATGAGGATACATGAAAGCCATGTTTCACCAAAAATCAACACGATCAGGAAGGTAAAGTTATGAAAGCTTTAATCGGAAATGTCAGGATTAAAAGTGGTGTTATGATAACTGATGATCTAGTCAGATGGTGTCTCATTTATGGCAAAATACCTGTGATTAAATAACCACAAATAAAATAAATTTTGACAACTTACCAGTTTTAGGACATAGTTCAGTTAATTGAGGAATGCCGCCTAGGGAAATCTTGGGCGGTTTTTTATTGGAAAAATCATGAGAATTTCTGGATTTTATGACTTGGGTGGACGTAAAGGTCCTGTTGTAAGGATACGTCTTTCCCGTGGTAATGATAGGGATATACTGATTAGGTGCCTTGATGAAGCTGGCGCTGTTGTTAATATCACCGGGGCGACACCTATTGAATTTCATGTATCAAAAAACTCCAATGCCTCACGGGATATCACGAAAAGTTTAACTGATGGGATTGTTATAACCGATGCTGCCAATGGCGAATTTACCGTATCCTTGGCCCCCTCAGACACATCAGAACTAAGCGATTTATATGTTTGGGATGCGCAACTAACCCTAAACAGTAAGCTTCGTACCGTGGCCCGTGGTGCCTTAGTTATTCAAGCAGGTGTTGGTGATGAGTAAAACACAAGACATAACGCAGAAGTTTCAGTCATTAGTTCTAGAATTTCGCGCTAAGAACCAAAGACACCCAAATATTGAGGATAAAGACGCTTTATTGCAACAAGCCCACAAGTCATTGTACGGCAATCCTTCGAGCTATAAGAAGGATACTAAGCTAATTAGAGATAAAATGAGATGAGTAAATTAAAATACGCTGACATAAAAGATTTAAAGTCTGAAATATATTTGACATTTGATTGGGCTGCTAGGTTTGCGGTTAATTCTTATTACTGGTTTAGCGACAGACTGCACAACCTAAGAACAAACATAAGGCCCACAATAAATATTGTTGCTGACAAACCGATTGCCGTACAATGGGCCATAAGATCACAATTGCTGATTACTGACTTTGAAAGAAACCACAAAGACCAAGTTAGATTTAATAAAGATATGGGCGATTTATACTTTGAACTTACGGGAAAAAGACCATGAACATGAAACCAAAACATTATCCTAGATACTGAGGAAACCAAAATGGGTGACAAACCTGATAATACAAGTGGTAAACAAGTATCTAAGTTTGCCCCCGGTGTTAGTGGCAATCCTAAAGGCAGGCCCAAAGGTTCGAGGAATAAGCTGGGCGAGGATTTCATTAAGGACCTTGCTGCAAGTTGGAAAGAGCATGGCAAAACAGCACTGGAAGAATGTGCAAAGAAAAGCCCATCAAATTACCTTCGTGTTGTTGCCTCACTGTTGCCAAAAGAAATTCTTGTAAGAGACGGGAACCCATTAAATGAGATCATCGCAGGACTCAGCCCTTCAGAACTTGACAAACTTCTTGCCAGCGTCCGATCTATTGCAGGCATTGGAGCAGGAGACGGCCCGAAGACAATCGAAGGACAGTCTAAGCGCGTTCACGAGGACAATCACGCCTGATGAGCCGCCCGCCTATCACAGCCGAGTATTATGTGAAAAGCTTGAAGAGGTTGAACGTGGTGATATTAAGAACTTAATTGTTTTGATGCCCCCAGGCTCTGCGAAGTCAAAGTTTTGCAGTTGGTTGTTTCCAAGTTGGTATGTTGGAAGGAACCCGACTAAGAATATAATTTCGGCCAGTTATGCCGCTGCCCTTGCTGAAAGGTTTGGCAAAAAGGTTAGAAATACTGTTGATAGTTTAGAGTTTGAAGAAATATTTGGCGTAAAGCTTTCCCAAGACAGTCAGGCTAAAGGTGATTGGACAACCACAGAAGGCGGCGAGTATTACGCTGTCGGTGTTGATGGTGGTGTTACTGGGCGCCGTACTGATTTGGGTATTGTTGATGATCCTGTTAAGGGCCGTAAAGAGGCTGACAGTGAAACAACCCAAGAAAATACATGGCAATGGTTTTTAACTGAGTTTGACACAAGGCTTAAACCAGACGCCGCAAGGATAATTATTCAAACCCGTTGGAATGAAAATGATCTATCCGGTAAAATCCTTCCCGATGATTGGAATGGTGAGAGCGGGTGGTTTGAAAGCAAGTCATTATTTGAAGCCGATGGAAGCCCTGAAAAATGGTATGTTTTATGTTTCCCCGGTGAGGCTAGGGAAAATGATATATTAGGCCGCAAGGTTGGCGAGGTTCTATGGCCTGAATATTTAGGCTCAACAATTAAAAAGAAAATCAATACTTTATCGCCCCGTGATGTTAGTTCGTTAATCCAGCAAATGCCAACGGCTGAGGATGGAACATTCTTCAAACGAGAGTGGTTCAAGAGATTTGAGCCCATCGATCGACCAAGGAACCTTGATTATTATATTGTTAGTGATTACGCCGTAACCGAAGACGCTGGCGATTTCACCGAGCATGTGGTGGTTGGTATCGATCCTATTGGCGATATTTGGATTGTTAGCGGTTGGTATGGTCAAGAAGAGTCCGATACTTGGATTGACGAGCTTATAAAGCTGATATTGAGGTTTAAACCCTTCACATGTTTTGGTGAAAAGGGACAGATTAGGCGGGCAATTGAACCTTTCCTGAAAAAGGAAATGATTAAGCAAAATGCCTTTTGTCGTCGTGAATGGTTCAACAGGTCACATAAGAAAGAAATTACAGCCCGCGCCTTTCAAGGTCTTGCATCAATGGGCAAGGTCCACATTGTTAATAATGCTTATGGTGAGCGCGGGTTAAATCAATTACTTAAGTTTCCGGGCGGTAAGTTTGATGACTTTGTTGATGCCGTCGCTTTAATTGGTGTTGCATTGGAAGAAATGCCTGATGCTATGGTCTCAGAAGAGAAACCCACCGACCCTAACGATATATGGGGTGACCCTTGGGCCGATGAAAACGAAGAAACTATTTGGGAAAATGATTAATGGCTGACAATGAAACAGAAGACGCTTTAAAGGATGTTGATAGCGTTCCCGCCATTGCTATATTAAGAAAATGGTTTGAGGATAGTGTTGAGGCTTTCCAAGATGCCGACCAACGTTCTGAGCGTGACCGTGATTTCTATGACGGCATTCAATGGACTGCCACCCAGATTAGAGAACTTGAGGCCCGTGGGCAGCCTATAATGACCTCGAACATGATACGTAAAGACATCAACACCATTAAAGGCCTTGAAATTCAATCACGGACACAGCCTAAAGCATGGGCTCGCAATCCAGGTGATGAGAACGCCGCTGATGCTGCCACCGATGCCCTTAGGTTTGTTTATGACAATACAAAATACAGCGACACCCGCACCAAACTACGTGAAGAAATGGCTATTGAAGGATCTTGCTACATTGAGTTAGGGGTTGAGTTTAAGGGTGATCAAGCTGTTATTACTAACCGCCGTATTCCTTGGAGCCGTGGTTTTATTGAGCCTCATTCATCTGAAAACAGCGGCCTTGATGCAAAATATCTAGGCGAGGCCATATGGATGGACCTTGTGACAGCCCGTTTGAAATGGCCCGACAAAGAAGATGTTTTAACTGATTCCTTGTCTGATGGTGATAACACGGCGGGCACAACAGCACAGAACGACAAATACGAAGATAAACCCCGTGAACAGGTGTGGAGCGACAAAACACGTAAGAGAATCCGTATCATTCGCATGAACTATAAATTTAAAGGCGTGTGGAATTGGGCCGTGTTTACGTTTTCCGGCTTGTTGTCAGGTGGAACGACTATTCCTTATCTGGATGAAGACGGCGAACCATGGAATAACATTTTGACACAAGCGACGTATGTTGATCGTGATAATCAGCGTTCTGGTGTGGTCCGTGATATGATTTCCCCACAAAAAGAAGTGAATATGCGGAAGTCAAAAGCCCTTCACTTGATGACCATGAGGCAGTTTAAACTTGAAAAAGGCAGCGGCAATACTGTTGCTAAGGTGAAAAAGGAATTAAACCGTGCTGATGGCGGAGTTGAATTAAATAAACATGAGCAACTTCAAATCATCGACCATAACGACCAAATTTCTCAAAACCTTGCCCTTATGCAGGAAGCCAAGAATGAAATTAACAATCAAGGCCCTAATCCTGCTCTAAGCGGACAAAGCGGGGCCGGTGACAGTGGTATTGCAATCCAACGGCAACAAGTGGGAGGTTTTACACCTTTAACCCCTTACATGGATGCAGGGCGTAACCTTGATATTCGTGTTTATGAGGGCAACTGGCTATTAATTAAACAATTCTGGAAAGGCGAACGCTGGATTAGGATAACAGATGATGAGAATAAACCTCGTTTTATTGGCATTAGTCGTCCCACCACTGTAGGTGAAGAGTTTGTTAGGGAAAAATTAGACCAAGGCATCCCCCAAGAAGAAGTTGATGCTCTTGTGCAAGCGTTACCACCACAGGACCAAGAGGCTTTTGATTCACCGAGCGGTTCTGTTGAAAATGACCCCGCTGAAATCAATGTTGATATTATCTTGGATGAAATCACTGACCTACCAACCCTAAGACATGAAGAATTTATATTATTAGCGGGCCTTCTACGTGATGGTATACCTATTCCAATTCCTGAATTGATAGCAAATTCAACATTGAGAAATAAAGATAAAATTATAGAAAAAATGGAAGCCGCTACACAAAACCAAGCTGCTCAACAAGCCGCGGCCCAAGCAGCTCAACTGGAAGCCGCTGGTAAACAGGCCGATACTGATAAAACCGTTAGTGAGACAATGGAAAACCAAGCTGATACGGCTTTGAAAATTCAAGAATTAGAGACACCACTCGAACTAAGATAATAGTTCAACCGATGCCGGGTTTCGGGCAACAGTGATACCGACTTTACGGGTAACAGGAGAAATATAATGCAAGACGAAGAATTTAAACCTACCGATTTGGATGACATCTTAATTTCCAATGTGATTGATGAACCAGAGGCAACTGTTGATGATGTGCCCGAGGTGAAACCAGAAGCAGAACCTAAAGCCGAAAAGCCAGAGGGTGAGGATAAGGGCGATAAACCAGGTGAGACGCCAACACCAAAGGATGAAGAACAAACCCCTAGAGAGAAAGCTTCGTATGCAGCGCAACAGGATGAAAAACGTAAACGCAAGGAAGCTCAAAGTGATAATGAACGGTTAAGAGCCGAAAATGAAGCTTTGAAGAAACCGAAAGCAGAACCTAAACCTATTCCGGATCCTATTGATGACCCTGAAGGTTTCAATGCATATACCAACGAACAAACCACCACGAACAACCAAACCCAAGCCGATATACGCTTGAACGATAAATTAAATCGTTCTCAATATGATGTTGAAAAAGTGCACGGCGAAGAAAAGGTTGCTGGTGTCATGGATCAATTCGAGGGTTTATGTAAAAAAGACCCGACGCTAGCCAATAAGATGTTCCAACACGCTCATCCATATGATTTCATGATGGACCATGTGGAAAAAGCTGATCGTCACAGTGAGATCGATAATATTGACGATTGGAAAAAAGAAGAACGGAAAAAAATTCGTGCCGAAGTATTGGCCGAAGGTGAAGGCAAAGCCCAAGAACTTGCAGATACTAAAGATTCCATACCCGAAACCCTAGGCGGTGAGTCTAACCAAACCGGAAGAGACGGCAAGGTTATAACCACGCACACACCGCTTGAAGATATTGTGACAGAAATCCATGACCGAAAGCCTCGGAAAAGGGGATAGTTACAAAGAAAGAGTAGTAAAATGGCTGATACTAGAGTCGCCGCTGGTTTAACCGTCCAGCAATGGGATGATTTATTCTATCAAGAATATCTCAAAACAAACAGGTTTGCTAAAGATATTGGTAAAACCGCCAATGCAATCATCCAAATCAAGGAAGATTTAATGACTCGGAAAGGTGATTCCGTTACCTTCGCCCTGTCTAATAAGTTGACCGGTGCGGGTGTTCTTGGAAGTGCTGTTCTTGAAGGTAATGAAGAAGCGCATGATACGCGGTCCTTTAAAGTTATCGTTCAACAACTTCGTCATGCAACCCGTGTTGCTGAAACTGATGAGCAATTCTCAGCCCTTAGCCTGCGTAAAGCTGGCCGTATGGCGTTGATGGATTGGTCTAAAGATGAATTTATTGACCGTATCATCGCTGAATTTGGTTCTATCAATGGCGTGGCTTATGCTTCTGCCACTGAAACCCAAAAAGATGCATGGTTAGTTGATAATGCTGATCGTGTGTTGTTTGGTGCCCTTAAATCCAACAATTCAAGCAATGATCACAGTGCGTCTTTGGCAAACATCGACAACACAGCCGATAAGTTGACCACAAGCGCCCTTTCGTTGATGAAACGTATGGCTTTGGATGCTGACCCTAAAATAAAACCTTTACGTGTCACAGAAGACAAACGTTTCTATAAGGTTTACACCGGGACACGTTCTTTCCGTGATCTTAAAGATGATTCAACCATTACACAGGCACAGCGCGAAGCTATGACACGTGGCGATGACAACATCCTCTTTACAGGTGGCGATTTGCTTTGGGATGGCATGGTTATCATCGAAATTGATGATTGGCCTGTTCTAGTTGGTGTTGGTGCTGGTGGCATCGATGTTCAACGGGCCGTTCTTGCTGGTTGTCAAGCCATTGCTTACGCTGTTGCAAAACGTACCAAAACATCTACCAAAACTTTTGATTATGGTGATAAGTTTGGTGTGTCTGTTGCTAAGATGGACGGCTTACGCAAAATGCTGTTTGGTTCTGGCGACACAGACACCGACGATCTTAAGGATCACGGCATGGTAACCGGTTATTTTGCTGGTGTAGCAGATAGCTAAGATTAATGGGGGTTAGCGCCCCCTTTTCCTTGAAAGGATAAAATTATGGCTGTAGCTCTTAAAGCAGATATTAAAGAAAGTGGTGTTGGCCAAGGTGATTTAGTTAAAACATTGAATAATATTATTCTGGTTTTGAATGAAATACAGGATGACCAAGCCACAAATAGAACTGAGTTGTTGGCGATTGGTACATCCCTAGCTAGCGTGAAGGCCAAGTTTGATGCCCACACGCACGAATCTCCTGGGTCTAGTTTTACTGTTTCCCGTGGTTCATTACCCGATACTGGCTCGGCTGAAAACAGTTTAGCCGCATCTGCCGCATCTGTTATTGCGGATACTTCTGGGAGTTCTGTTCCCGCAACATTAACAAACGGCTCAAATGTCGTTTTAACAAAAGGATAATATAATGGCTATCGAAACTGTAACCGGTACTGTACTGGGTGCACAAGCTGTACAAGGACACGGCTGGGGCGGAAACGTCAAAGGCAAGGTTGCAACTGCTACCGTTGCCGCTGCCGCAAGTGACACATCAACCTACGGAATGTTTAGTATTCCATCTGAGGCCCGCTTATTGGGCATTTCTCGCTTTTATAGTGATGATTTAGCTTCAACTGGATCTCCAACAATGGATATTGGCTTGCGTGGTACTGCAATCACTAATGACCCCGACGCTTTAAGTAATGGGCATGACGTAACGGGCGTTGTTGATGCTCGTGCTGTTGGTGGTATTGAATTGCTTGGTCAACGGGCTTGGGAATTTGTCAACGGTCAAACGACTGACCCAGGCGGAAACCTTGAAGTGTTCGTTTCTCTTGTTGATGCTGATGCCAATACTGGTGGGGATATTTCCCTTGAACTCTTTTATACACTGGATTAAATCATGGCAAAATTTAAGTTTATTGGTGAACCAAAAACCAAAGAATTAATGCCCGATGTAGTTACTGCGTTCGGTGTTGAATTCAAAAAAGGCAAAGCTTCAGAAGTGAAAGACCCTTATGCGATTGGTAAATTGCAAAACAACTCTCATTTTGCTGAGGTGAAAGCCTCGGCCCCTAAAAAGGCTGAAACACCCAAAAAAGAAGCGGCCCCTAAAAAGGCTGCTGCCGATAAAGGGAAATAAAACATGAGTAGCGTGGCTGATCTTCGTGATCTTGTTCTTAAAAAGTTAAAGCGTTTCCCTGTAAGTGGAACTGTTAATGCGCGTCTTGCGTCCGATGTAGAGGATGGAATACAAGCAAAGCAGGCCGAACTTGCAGGGGGTGAAGATCCTTTAGCTTATTGGGGTGCTGATATAACAGACATGCCCAAGGAGAGTGAAAGAGCGTTTGTTGGCCTCGTTGCTGGTTCCCTAGCTGAAGAGTTAGCAATCACACCATTAAGAATACAGCTTTTATTAGCCCGCGTTACAGGTCATAAGGCCGTTATCGCTGATTTATCCCGTGTTCATCAAACTGATGAGCCTACGGAAGCGAAATATTTCTAATGCCTAAAATTCCTTTTGCAATTCATTCCTATAAAAACGATGATTTACCAGCGGATAAGCAACGCACTGTAAATATGTATGCTGAAGCGCGGCCCCCCGGTGATAACAGCCCTGTTGCCGTGATTGGTATTCCTGGGCTTGTTGAGTTTGGTGATGAAGGAACGGGCGGATTTAGAGGGGCTATATTTGATAGCAATAATCGATGTTTTGTTGTTATTGGCACAGAACTTTATGAATTAGATAGTGCTGGCGACGGCACATTAAAAGGAACTATTCTTGGAACAGGGCCCGTTATTATAACGGAAAATGCTGACCAGATCGGTATCGTGACAGGGACAACAGCTTATTACATACCAAAATCAACGTATGTTTTAGCGACCATTTCGGATGGTGATTTCCCCCAAGATGCTAGGTCTTTGTCATTTCTTGATCAATTCGGAATTTTTGAGATCCCCACAACAGTAGGGGCATGGGGCATAACAGCCTTAAATGATTTTAACACCGTTGACCCTAGCGATGTTGCAAGGGCTGAAAGTGATCCTGATTTTCTTAGGGCGGTTTTTAGTGATATAAGACGATTGTATTTATTCGGTCGTGACACAATTGAAGTTTGGTATAATGCGGGCGCTGCTGATTTCCCATTCTTACCTTTAAATAATATTGTTTATCCTTCAGGATTGGGCGCTACTTATTCAATCACCAAGTTTGATAATAGGATTGTTTGGCTTGATCGGGATGGTGTGGTGCAAGTCTTGAATGAAGATGTCCCGCAAAGGATTTCAACCCATGCCGTGGAAGATGTTATTGCCTCAAGTGATATTGTGGACGCCACAGGGTATAGTTACAAACAAAAAGGCCATGAATTTTATGTTCTTCAATTGTCTAATGTGACAGCCCCCGGTGTTTCAAGCACATGGGTTTATGATAGCACTACCCAACTTTGGCATGAGCGTGAAAGCTTCGGTTTAGGCCGTTGGAGGGCTAATGGGTATATTAAGGCTTTTGGTAAACATTTAGTTGGCGATCATGCAAGCGGTAAGATTTACGAATTAACCCGAGGCGCTCAAGAAGAAGACGGCAACACAATGATTGCTTTGTTAACCAGCCCTGAAATAGAATCTGATGGCGCTGAAATTCTTGTTAATCGTTTAGAACTTTTATTTAAAGTTGGCGTGGGTAAAGTTACTGGGCAAGGTGTTAACCCCCTTGTAATGCTGAGAACGTCTAACGATGGCGGCAATACATTCTCTAACCAAAGATTTGAACCCCTTGGTAAAATTGGCGAATATAAGACTAAGGTTATATATGAGGAAGTTGGCGTTGGTGATAGTTGGGTCTATGAATTATCAATTAGTGATCCTGTCGATAGGTCTTTGACTGTTGCAAGGGCCACGGTGGAAGTTGGAGAGGCATTCTAATGGGAAAAGTAAGACCTTTTACTGGTCTCGCTGGTTTAGCGGTATGGGCGGCCCAATTTGGTGACACATCAACCTTAGACATCGTTGATACACCTGATCTTGCTGACGGTGCCGTATCAACAGATAAAATAGCCGATGCCGCTGTTGATACTGATCAATTGGCTACCGATGCTGTTGAAACGGCTAAGATTGCAACAAACGCAGTAACTACTAATGAGATAGCAACAGATGGGGTTGAAACAAGCAATTTAAAAGATAATGCAGCTACGAAAATTAGTTATGCCGAGGATGCGAGCCCTCCATCCGTGACAACTACATCGACAGCTATGGTGTCTGTGACTCATACAAACACCACGGTGAATAATATCATCAAAGAGGGATTCCTTATGATGTCTTCGGACATTGACGAGACAATACAGATCGTACTTAGCGTGAGTCCCGGGGTCGCTTTAATCTTTGAGCACTTTATAACTGGAAGCTCGAATAAACAACTCGTACCGATTCGAGAGATTGCTAAGGATGTTCTAGGGGATTTGGGAACTTCATTCTCAGTAAAAGTGAAACACCTAAACGGATCGGCTAATGTCGTCTGCCACTTCGCCAGTATTACAGTAACAGAATTTAAAAAATGATTAGAGAAGCAACATTAGAAGACATCCCTTGGCTTGCTGATATTGGCAGGAAGTTTTTCGCGGCTAATGAATGGCCTGTTAAAATGAATTTTAGTGATGAGTTTTTAGAAAAAACCTTGACACATTTAATAAACGATGAAGCCGGATATATTTTAAGGAATGATCACGGATGTATTGGATGTTTGTTTTATCCTCATTATTTCACTGGTGAGTTAACGGCCCAAGAATTGTTTTGGTGGGCTGATAAAGACGGATTGAAGTTATTAAAAGCTTTCGAGAATTTAGCAAAAGAAAAAGGCGCTAAATCAATAGCAATGATTACTTTGCATGGATTAAACCCCGAAAGAGTTGGCGGGCTATACGAACGAATGGGATATTTTCCCCTTGAACACACTTATATAAAGGTAATTTGACATGGTAGTTTCAACAGGAGCAGCAATCTTAGGAGCCGCTGTTATTGGTGGTGGTGCGGCCTTAATTGGTGGTGGTCAAGCAGCAAGGGCTTCCCGTGAAGCGGCTGAAGTGCAAGCGGAATCAACTGACACGGCCATTGTAGAACAGCGACGTCAAGCCGATATAGCCCAAGAAAACCTTGCCCCATTCTTAGCGACTAGTGTTGCGGCAAACGATGCGCTTTCACGATTATTTAATTTACAGACCCCAACGGCAACGGCGGCCCCACCGATAACACCTGACCCGGCTGCTATTCCCACGGCAAGAAATATTGAGACAATCACGCCAACAAGAAATTTAGGCCGTCGCGGTGGCGGCGGTGTTAGATTTCAGGGCGGTAACCAGTTTTCCACTGAGGGTGATATTGCTGAAGACAGGATTAATAATTTTGCTAATGGAGGCCGTCGCGTTAATATTGGTGGGGCCCCTAATCAAGCGATTAGAAATCTTGGTGTTATCGACACGCCTATTGCTGGCGGGCCTATTGGAACAGAGGTATCCCCAGGTGGGGCAACAGCAGCAACAGCAGCCCCGACAGGAGCACCGGATGGGCCAGCAACAGGATTAGACGTTTTCCAAGAAAGCCCCGGGTTTCAATTCCGTCAAGAACAGGGTGAACAGGCCATTAATAGGGCCAATGCAGCCCGTGGGAGGTTTTTTAGTGGTGCCGCAATTGAAAACTTAGCTGAATTCAATAGTGGTTTGGCTTCATCAGAATTTAATAATTTCTTTAATCGGTTGAACGCTCTTAGAACGGGCGGGTCAGCGGCGGCCACATCAGCAACGGCTGCAGGATCGGCATCATCTGGAAACATTGCCAACCTTATCCAAACTGGCGGGGCAAATCGTGCAAGCGGCATAGTCGGCGCGGCCAATGCAAGAAATCAAGGCCTTGCAGGTGTTGCAGGGGCCGTCACAGGCGGTATTAATAACGCCTTACTATTAAATCGGGGGACGCCATCAACGGCAAATGTAGATTTTGCCCCCTTATCACCAATTCAAAATCCAGCTTTAAACTTTGTAGGAGGTTAATTTGTCAGGACATACAAACCCAGCTTTGGCATTAAGAACCAGCGCGGCCCCAACAACTCAGGCCGCGTTAAGCGCCGTGGCGGGCACAAACCGTGCTTTGCAACAACTAGAGCAACGACGGTCAACGGGTGTCCGAGAAGGTATTCAGCGTGAAACTTTTGAAGAAAGAAAGCGGGCCACAGGTGTTCGTGAGGAACAAGGGCAACAAACAATTGATGTAGCGGCACAGAAAGACATAGCTAAAAGATTTGGCAACCTAATTAGATTTACCCTTGAAGGTGATCAGGCTGGTATAGCCGATAGATATACAAGAGCTAGGACGGCGGCTGAAAACATGGGTGCTGATGTTTCAAGCTTGCCTGAACAATTCACCCCCGACCTTTTGCCAAAATTACAAGCTTTACAAGCTCAATTTACTGACTTTGACCCTGTATCAAGCCGCGTCAAGACTTCCGGTGTGTTTCAAGCTAAAAAACCTGATGGGTCATTTGGTAATTTTGTTACACAATCACGGTCAGACGGAAGCCTTGAAGTAAAAGAAGTGGGTGGATCTATTAAGGAAACACCAGAAGAAGAAATAGTCACTGAGGGCGGTAAGGCATTCAGTAAAGCTCAAGGGGCGGCTAAATCTGCGTTAATAACTAGAAGCTTTGCAACAATTGAGAAAATAGGTAAAAACATCACTAATCTTGATGTCGCGCGAGGATTAGTTGTTGATGGTGCTGGTACTGGCCCAATTGAACATTTATTCCCAAGCTTTAGAGCGGCTTCTGTTGCTTTAGACCAAGTAAGAAATGAATTAGGTCTTGATGTTATCGGTGGCGTTACATTTGGGGCTTTATCCCAAGGCGAATTAGACCTTGCATTAGATACAGCCCTTCCAACTGGTTTAGATGGGCCCGCTTTAATTGATTGGATTGATAGAAAGAAAGCCGCCCAAAATAAATTGAGGACTAATTTAGCCGAAGCGGTTCAATTTATTGATGGTGGCGGTTCAATTGCTGAGTTTGTTAAATTAAAAGAAGATGAACGCAATCAATCACGTGCCGCTGGTGATTTAAATGATGTTGATTTAGACGCAAGGATTGCGGCGCTAGAAGCTGAAAAAGGTAATAATTAATGGCTGATGAATTACAAGTTCTTTTAAGGGAAAAAGAATTAAGAGGGTTGAAGGCTGAAAAGCAACGTCGTTTGTCTTTAAGAACCCCTACAGCAGGTGAACGAGTTGGGGCAGATGTAACACAAAGACTTAATCTTCAACCACTTGATAGAGATAGGCCAGCTCCCCTTACAAGCGGCCAATTGACTTTATCCGCTGGCGATCCTTTGCGTGATACATCCGAAAGTTTAGAAAGAGGTTTTGAGCAAGGTTTCACAGAATTAGCCTTGGGCGGTGGCCAATTGATAAGTGGTGGATTAGAAGCAGCAGGATTGATAACACCTGAAGAAGGCGCTGAGGCCCAACAAATATTCACCACAGCAGCAACACAAGAAAGAGAATCCTTTGAGGCTGAAACATCTGAAAATCAAATTGCTGGTTTTATTGGAAGGATTGGCGGAAATATTGCGGGTACTATCCCTATTATAGTAGCAGCGCCGGCAACCATACCTGGGACAGCATTGGCCGGTGCTGGTTTTGGCTTGCTATTGCCAACAGAAAGTGAAGACCCTGTTTTTGAACGGTTCACAAATGCTCAATTAGGCGCTGTCTTCGGTGCCGGTTCACAGGCCGCTCTTCCTATTGTTGGTAAATTTTTAAGGCAAACAGGAAATAAAATAACTTCTATTGCCGCCGCTGCTTTTGAAAAAACCACAGGTCGTCAATTTGGTAAAAGATTTATTGATAATGCGGGAGAAATAAACAAAGAAGGATTACAAGCTTTAAATGAAATGGGGATAAGCATTGATGATGTTAAGGCTTTGGGGGCTGGATTGTCAGATAAAGAAGCAAAACGCATTCAAGATTCTTTTGTTGAATCAGTACGAGGAAAAACAAGGGGAGAAATTACTGACCCAAAAGCTTTAGTAAGACAGGCAAGGGCCGAAGAATTTGAAGTCCCTTTGACAAGCGCAAGGATAAATCAAGATTTTACCCAACAACAAGCGGAAAATACCTTAAGGACAATTGCGGGGTCTGTCGAGGGCGAAGAGGCAAGGACCGCCGCTAGGGGCACCCAAGAAGGATTACAACGTGCCACAGACCGATTTTCTTCAAGAATAGGGGGGATTAAAGGTGCTACTGATGCCGAACGTGGTGCATCAATAAAAGCGTCTATAGTTGACGTTGCTAGAATGAGCAGGGCTGAGGTTAGTCGATTATACACCGTGGCCCGTGATTTGGTTGGCCAAGAAAAGAAAATTATAACTAACCCTCTTAAAGAAGCTTTTGAGGATGGTGTTGATACATTACCAATTGAAGATAAAACTTTACGACCTCTTCAAATTTTACTTGCCAGATTTGGAATTATAGGTGAGCCCATCGAGGGGGTTAGTAATGCTGTTTTGCATGAAGGGCGTAGAATACCTGTTAGAAAAGGCGTTCAAGAATTAAATTTAGGTAATTCAGAAGAATTTAGACAGGGTTTGAATAAATTGGGCCGTGACCCTTCTGGTGTCGTTGTTTCTATCATTAATCAAATTGACAATGAAATTGATAACACAATAGCAACAGCTTTGAGGGGAAAACAGGCTGGGGCATCAGGGGCCCGAGCAAGACAAGAAGCCTTTGAAACTGCTAGAGGTGCAAGGCAGCAAGTTGGAAAAGACTTTGAAGCTAAGGATATTATTGAAAACCTAACAAAATTCAAACTATCTAAAGGTTTTGAAACAGAAACACCACAAATTGCAGCCGAACAAGTAAGAAGAACCATATTCAATAATCGTGGCTTAACGAATTTAAGACGGTTGAAACAAACATTATTGAAAAAAACAGGGAATAAAGAGCAAGAGGCAAAAGGTCAAACTGCATGGTTAGAAATTCAAAACCTTGCAATTGATGATTTATTTTCGAGTTCCATTGGTCCCGGTGGTGAATTAAGTGGTTTGCGTCTTAATTCTGCCGTCAATAAACTTGGCGGTGATGAAATTTTAAAAACATTATTGCCTAAAAAGACCTTTGAAGAATTTAAAAGACTTCAACAATTAATAGGTGATGCCACAATTGATATTAAAGGAACCATAAACCCAAGTGGCACAGGTCAAGCTATTATTAATGGGCTTTTAAACCTAATTTCTGCACTCCCTGTTGCGGGTCGTACAACGGCGGCAATAGCAAGAGCCGGTATTGATAAAGTCGCTGACGACGCAGCAAAACAAACTGCTTTAAAATCAATCAGGCAATCCGGTGCTAAAAAATTAACACCAGAAATTGCTCGGAAAGAAAAAAACCTAGCTACATTTTTAACAAGATTTGGCGTAACTGGAGCAACAGGAAAAGCAAGGGATGTTAATCAATAGTTGCGTTAATGTCATAGTGTGTTGTTAAAATGTAACAAAAACTAATGGATTGTGTTGAACGTCATATTAATTTCACGGTAATTGTCTAAAATAACCTATCAAATAAAGGATAGGCAATGACTGATCTACGAAATATGACATTTAAAGACGAAACCATACCTGATAGTACGGTTTCAAACCCGGAATTTAATCAGGTTGTTGTGAGTACTAGTAGGCCGTTGCCTGTTTCGGATTCAAGATGGCAAACAGAAATTGGTAATGTTCAAGGACAATCTCTTATTGACGTTGCTGGAATGAACGATGTTGTTGGGGAAAGTTTTGTTGATTTATCAGATGTGGGCGGAACTCAATCTTTACCCGTAGAAGGCGCTGCTGAAGAGTGGGAAATTGTAAGCACTAGTCCAGATGATAAAGTTGGAGGGCCCGGTACTGGTAAGGTTCTTGTTGGAAGGCTCATTGATGGATGGGTTGGTGCCCCGGATGTGATAGCAACAGTTACAGGCACGACACCCAACTTAATTCCTGGTGGGGCAATTAATTTTAGACCTAAACAGGCACTTATATTAACCCCTGATGGGGGCAAAAATGTTGGTGATATTATAATTCGTGTGGCCGGTGGTGGTGCGGAAAGATTAAAAATAAAAGTAGGCGAAGGTGTTACTAAATCAAGTTTAGTCAGCATCGAGGTGGGTTTTACAGGTTTTGCACAACATATTTTGTTGAATGTTGGCAAAGGCGGTGATGCTGATATTAGATCACAAATTCAAAGCAATGGCGGGCCAATTATTGTTGGTGGTGGCATTCAAATTTATCAAGCTTTGGCCCCTGTTAATATCGTTGCACCCTTTACACTGCCTGAAAAGACAGATTTAAGACTTGAGGCTATAAGCGAAAATACAGGCACTAAAGTTACGGTGTTCACTGATTTTTTGATTGTTGATAATAAAAGTATAATAAACCCCGTAACCGTAGCGAGGGCAATGATATGAGTATTTTTACAGTAAGAGATGTATTAACCCCTTCGTCTAAGCAGGTTGTTGTCGCCGCTATCGGAAATGATGCTGTTCTTGTTGTCGCGGCGAATCCTAAAAGAATGATGATTAATATTTCGTTACCGTGTGATGTCATAACAAGATGTATTGTTTTGGCCGCCACAGAGGCCGAGGCTAATGCTTTAACTGGTGAGACAATTGGTCAGAATTTTATAGGAAACGATAATAGATTTGTACCTGAAAAGGATTTTGACAGCAATAAAGGCTCTCAATCTTCATGGTGGGCTAGGACAAGAACAGGCATTGCGGCCACTACCTTGGATGTCACTGAATACATAGGTTAAATAAGATTAAAATTTGAAGAATAAGCCCGTCTTAATGGCGGGTTTTTTTATGGAGTTATAAGATGGCTAGAATTTTACCGCCTGAGTGGCATGTCCAAATCAACGGGGAACCTGTGTCCGGCGCTAAAGTGTTCTTTTACATAACGGGCACAACAACAAAAGTGACAACATTTTCAGATGATGCCTTAACTGTTGATAACACAAACCCCATTATTTGTGATGCAGATGGTAAAATTGGCGATGTTTTTAAAGCCACGACAACAGGTCTTAAAATGGTTGTTGCTCCTTCTAATGATACCGACCCGCCAACCGCTCCTATTAATACATATGATCCAGTAAATATTGATAACCCGTTTAATCAAGATTTGAATACAACTGATACGCCTAATTTTGTTGGCATAACTTTTGGTAGTGAAACAGATGTTCTTGATGATTACCAAGAAAACCTTTTTGTCACCACTATTACCGCAGATAGCGGAACCATCACTCTTCAAAGTGCTTTTAACACGCTTTCTGTTACAAAGATGGGCCGGGTCGTAGTATTGCAAGGTAACCTTAGGGTCGATAGTGTTAGTTCGCCCACTGGTATTGTTCAAATATTGGTGCCTTTTGATTGCGCTACTTTAGCAGAAAACTCTGACAGGGCGGTGGGGTCTCCTATGATAAGTGGTTTAAGTGGTGTTCTTTCTGGAACCCCATACCTTAGAACGATTGACGGCTCCGACACAGTAATTTTACTTGATACAGATGGGGTTACAAGTGGCTCCAGCAATGCCGCAAAGTTCATATCCAGCACCCAAATAAACGTATCAATAACTTACTTCACTGATGAATAGGAAATATTATGGAAATTAAAACAAGAGAGTTTATTCGTAGGGTGAGAAATTTAAAAGATGGAGTGACGATTGTCACAATGAAGCGGGAAGAATACGATCCCTTGATAACACCTGTTCCGCCGAAAGTTGGCCCCAAAGGTGAATTGATTGAACCTGTTACCGATGTTGTTGGTAAGCCAACATATAGGCATATTAAATTTCTTGCAGATGAAACAATCCCTGATTATATTCAGGAACACATAGATAATTTAAAAATTAAATAGAAACAACAATGACGTTGTAATTAAAGGAGTAGTAAAATGGGTAATTATGTACCACTTAATGAAATGGATTTTGGAAAAAAGAAAGCGACTAAGCGTATTGTATCAGCAACAGTGCTTTTTGATGATGGAACATTCGACACATTCACTACTGTTGAGAATATTGATGGCGGGCAAAAAGATTGCTGTATTCCCCCTTGTAATCCTTTAATTGATCCACTGTGTAGCTAATGTTTGATATTTTCTATACTTTGTCATTAGCAACGTTGGCCCTCTTCGGAGTGGCCTCGTTGCATATGAAGGAGTACAAGACTGCAGCTATATTAATAATTTTATGGAGTTCTGTAATTTTTATTATTTTGGATGCTGTATATTCTATTTCAGCAAGTGGTTCTTTGGCTGGAGTTTTCTTTGTTTTTATCATTGCATCATTATTATCTCTTATACTTTTGGCATTCTACAAAACAGAAAAACACACAATATTATTGAAACTTTCAACTGCTTTGATTGTTTCATCGGCTGTTAATATTCTGTGTATAATGACATTTATAGCAACAATAAGAGATACTTTTTGGTATTACGCGCCTTTCTTTGATTTATTTTATTGGCATTATGGTGAACTACAAATTGTTTTAACGCTTTATATGATTTCTTTATTTTGGAAGTCAGGAATAATGGGGCTTAGTAATGGATTGGACAAAATATTTAGACCTAACCCAACCGGAAAATATATTAATAGCGTTCATAATTTCCATGGTGGTGTGGTTACTGATAGTAATAGCAGTTGTAAAGAAGTGGCCCAAGAAAATAAAATTCATAAAAAAGGAACTTCACATTGTTAAAACTCCTTCAACAGACGACAGAAAATCTCGCCCAAAATGCAAAAACAGCAACCTTGACCTCTATGACTAGCGGTTTTGCTGTATGGGGAATTGAACTACCTTTGTTATTACAAATGATTGGTGTCGGGATTGCTTTTTTATCAATGATTATTGGTGGTCTTTATTATTATGCTATGTGGCACCAACGGAAACGTGAACTTGATATTGAAGAACGAAAACTTGAAAGCAGATAATGTGGGAAGACATAAACACTCTAAAATTATTATTATGGGGAACGTTTTTATTAATATCCATGTGCTTGGCCCTGATAGTTATTTATAAGAATAGGAAACCGTGATGACATTTGAACAAAAATTAGATGATGTTCTTGAAGATGACGAGGGCAAAAAACTAGAACTATATAAATGTTCCGGTGGGTTTAATACAATTGGAATAGGCCATAACCTTGATGCTAAAGGTATCTCAGAGGCCGTTTGTGCGCTCATGCTTGAAGAAGACCGTAATGAAGCAATTGAAGACGCAACAGGTCTTGTGGATAATTTTGAATTGTTACCTGATAACGTAAAAATTGTTTTAGCATCTATGACGTTTCAAATGGGTAAAAGAGGTGTTTCGTTATTTGTTAACATGCTTCGCGCTGTTGAAATGGGTGATTATGAAACCGCTTCTATAGAAATGCTTGATTCACTTTGGGCCAAACAAACACCTAATAGGGCTAATAAATTATCAAGATTAATGAAGGAATTATAATATGAAAAATATATTTGATATTAACTTACAAAGCCGCACTGTTTTGGGTGGTCTTGTTTTAATGGCAGTTTCAACGGCTATGTTCTTTTTCCCTGATTTAATGCCGGGCATGGACTTAAAACCTAGTTATATGTTCCCTCTTGGTTATGCCATGGTTTATGGTAAGTCCTAATGTGGCAAGTCTCAGCAGTATTGGGTGCCATGCTTGCTTTTTTATTCTGGCTTTATACGGGCGAGGTTGAAAAGCGGGTACAGGCCGAGGTAGCCGCTGTAAGTACGCAGAAGTCCTTAGAATACGCAAAAGCAACTGCAACCCTATCCCAAGACCATGCTGACGCCATTGAAACCCTAAAAGGTGAACAAAAAAGGAAAACCGATGCAAACAATGCAGAACTTGACCGTTACAGGGACATCGCGGCAAAAGCTGCTCAAGTTGACCCAACGTCTTTTGGTGATGATTACCATATCAAGCTTGGCCGCATCATGTGCCTTATTCAAGCCGGAACCAATTTACGTGATAGGGAAACCTGTAATAATGCTCCCAATGAAGCCTACCTCGCCAACGTCGCCCTTTCCCTCACCGTTACAGCAGACCAAGCCGGAATCTGGAAAGAACTCTGTGAAGACGATCAAAAAGACTTCTGTGAGTGGTCAATCACAGGGTTTACCCCTAACACCGCAATAACAATCTTGCAATGGCTTTACAGGGTTGATGAGTACGCCAAGGCCCAAGGTGATCATATTGAGGGCTTACATGACTTGATTAAAGAAATTACCAAAGGTGAAGACGATGAACAATAAACCATCAAAATTACTGTCCATATCAAAGAAAATAGCCGCCGTGGGTGTGATTGTCGCCTTCCTTGGTACACTTGGATACAATATTGATTTCAAGTTTGCCCTTGCCTCTGACGTTGAAGCAGCACAAGAAAAGAATGATGAAAAGCATAAGCAGAACGAAATTAGGCAATTGAGGGCTGAGGCTCGTTATATTATGGATAAAATACATCACGCTAAAGAAGATGATAACTCTGATTTAGTTGCTGAATTACAAGTAAGATTAAAAGATATTGAAATGGATATTGCCGCACTAGAAAAATCTTAGTCTGTCCTCTCTGTTAACTTGGCCCCTTCCTTAATTGGTTGGGGCCCATTTTTTTGACTTTAACTTTTAACTATGTCATAAGATGTATGCTTTCAACGATATGCCCTCCATTTGGGTTGTTCCTCCCTCTGAACTATGAGCCCTGCTATCACCCCTATGATGGCAGGGTTTATTTTTGCCTTTCAACTGTACGTCCATATCGTACACTTCAAAAAAAAAGTGACCCGATGTTTCCAAAGGGTCACTTTACTTCTGATACTCACCTTACAATTTTATGTTTATGAAAAGAAGTTTGCCTTAGAGCCAAGGGCTAAACTAAACCCGCCTCCTTGCACGTTAGGGCCAACTGCAATATTGCGATGCTCTGTGACAAAGTCAAAGCGGCGATGTGTCTGGATTTTTTCTAAAGATGTAATTGCTGCCGACAAAATCGGGAAGCTAGGAACATCATTAATTGGAACACCAGGGTCAATTCCTGTATCGAATACCGACACCATTGGGGTTTCAAAGCTATTAAAATCAGTTGCCGCGACGGGCCCCATGAGCATAAGGCACATGGCGAATATCACTGACATAATGGATAACATTCGTTTAAACATTTGTAGTCCTTTCACTTTTTAGAGTTTGTTAATATTAACGATTGATTATTGAACAACTTTACAAATTAGTCAAATTTACTGTGATAGTTTTTCAATTAAATCTTCATTGAATGAAAAACAAGTGATGGCCGTGGCGTGTTCGTCGCTTACTTCACAATTGTCATAATAGATTTGTTCAAGGTCAACATCATCAGCCACTTTATCAAATAATCCACCATGCTTTTCAATGTCCATATCCTCACCTTCAAACCATTTCATACGACGATATACAAGTTTTGGAGTGGAATCATACGCAATTTTCATTGCCAATATATTCTTCTTATCCATGGTTTCCTTGTCAGTTTTTCCTATGGTGAAATAAGTTTCATCAACAATTCTTTTAGGCATTTGTGACATTATGATGCCAAGCATACTTTGTGCATCTGGCTTTTTCATATCAATATGGCCTTCAATATAAAAACCAGCCAAAGGACCATCTTCATAATCATAAAATGGAACCATACGAATTATTGGTTTTTTGTTATCAGTCATTTTTAGTTCCTCTCTAAATTTGCCCGTACAAGGGCGGTTATCTTGTCTGTGATGTACTTAGTCGGTTTATGACCTTTACGTGCCTCCTCGCGTTCCCTGTCAAGCTGGCGGTGCTCATCATTGATAAACCTTGGCTGCAAGTGGCTCATGTAATACAAATAATACCGATACGCGCCAAACTGGAATAACAGGGCCGCTATGAATGTGTAAGGGTCCATTTCAATCATTTCCCGTCCTTCAAGTTGAATATTTTTCTAATAAAAGTCATGTCTTCAAAGTTATAGACCGCCGCCCTGTGTGAATAACGAGGGCCAAAATTCCTAGTTCGTGTTGCCACCAAATACCAGCACCACGGAATTGATAAGAAACCCACCACGACCACAACAGGGACAAATCCAAAGTTTACAATGCACCCACCGAGAACGATAAAGGCCATAACTGATAAATATAATTTGTTTGCTGTGGTCATAGTGGTTCCCCTTGGGGTTATATTGCGTCGTCTAGGCGGTCCAGTTGGTGTTGGATTGCTTCAACAAAACCTTCAGAACCATTTAACAATAATTTTATTTTTTCAATTGCTCCCGGTGGTGAGAATTCCTTATTACCATCGGCCAATGTGGTTGGCGTTTGTCCAAATAAGTTATCATTCTTTGTTGAAAGCCTTTCGACCATCAAACTTAATCTATCGTTTAACTGACATATTTTATTTGCTATTTGTTCAAGTTGTGGCGGATCTTGCGTTGTTCTAGCGGACGCGGCTTGTAGTGCCCCTCCACCGCTTGCATTTCCTACTGGTCCTTGGTTATTCATCTTACTTAGTCCTTCCTTGTGCCATTATTGGCGGTTATTTAAACATTTAAAAAATCTTGGCACCCACCATTATCAACGGGCAATCCATTTTCACGCCTATACTTGGCAGCACTAACAGTGTTTGAAACATTCATTGCCGTTTGATAAATTTTGATTTTGTTGTTAGTTTCATTTCCTGAATATTTTTCAGAAAACGACCTCGTGCAATTATTTTCAGAACAAACCATTGATCTTTTTGCATCATGAGGAACGTCTAAAATTTCAAATATCATCAGGCACCTGTTGCATTTTACACTAGACATCGGACAACTCCTTTTTCCTTGCATCACGGGCTTTTAATATTTTCATCATGTCACTTGTGGGCATGGCGTCCATTGATAAAGATTGACATGTCATCAGCGTGTTTACTTCTTCATTCGTGTTGCAGTCTTCTTTGAGTGATTTAATGATTGCCCCGGCGCTCAACCAATGATCCTTATTCGTTATGGGTTCAATGGTGGTGGTGGAACCGGTGTCATTGGGGGCAACGTCACTCGGTTCCACCGATCCCGCTTCTTCATCCTGGGAGGTTGGAGGGTCAGCGGGAATTTCTTTAAACGGATTATCATCATTTTGTTCGCCATTTGCATCGATACAATTTTGTTTAAGTTCATCCATGATTGTTTTAAGAATGGCTTTCTGTGCCTTTGTCAATGTTTTATAATAGCCCCTGAAAGGTTCTTCACCCTGCTTGGATATTTTACGGGCTTCATCCATTAATTGCGGTGTATCACTCTTGTCAGATTTTGACCATTCAGCAATCATTTTGCCATGTTCAATAGTGATCGGGCCGCTAGTGGGGAAACAAGTCCTTAAGTCAGGATGTGAACATTTTGTTAAATTAACAGTGTGATCGGGCCTTATTTCAGCATGAGCAGTCATTTCAAAGATAAAATCTTCAGCTTGGATAGGTGAAATATTATCATCTTTTAAAATTACCGTTTTACCACGTCCATCCTTGCCTTGTTTGCTTTTATATTTAGCCCTTAAACAAATTATTATATTTGTTTTGGATCTTAATAATTTTTGTATCAATAAAGAATGATCTTGTTTTGGCGGTCCCCAACAATGAAGACCTTTTTTACCTGTTCTTTTTTCAATGGCCGTTGCTTGATCAAGAACACCACCTATGCCTTCCCATTCGTGCGACATACTATCAATAACAATAACATCATAATTATCATTTTCAGCAGTCTCGATTGCATCCACATAGGCACTAGAATTAAAAGGTGTTTGCATTTCAAAGGTGTCATAACCGCCGGGTATCATGTCAGCGTATAGTGACCCTCTGCCATTTTCAGTATCAATTAAAGCAATTTTCCCATTGTCGCCTGCCATTCCACGGGCCATAAGCAATGATGAATAAGTTTTCCCTGCCCCTGATGGAGCATATAAGGCAATTAATGATTTAGTGTTTTTTCTTGTTGCTGGTTTAAATCTTAAAGTCATGTTCTTTTCCTCCGGTTCCTTGCATTTCAAACATTAATCTCAGCATGTCTGATCTCATTGTTGCGTTTTCGTTGCCCTCGGCTTCTAACCAAGAACGGCTTTGTCCGTATGGTGGGCTAATATAAACAGGTTTGTTTGGGTAGCCCGGCCAAATATTTTTTTCCATGCACAGACGCCAAATTTTAATTGCATGTTCAACACGTTTTTGTGCCATTTCAAGTGCTATACCATCAAGGCGAATATGGGTTAATAAATATGGTGGTTCTATTTCTTGAACGATGAAATTAAATTGAGGCTGTAATCCATTATACATAGCTTGGAAAAATCTTTCATAGAATTTAACCTGCATATCAAAGAAATTAGTGAAACAAATTGACGACCATTTTTCAGCATGGGCAGGTCCGCCAGTTGTTTTGTAATCAAAAATATGCATACGATCTTTTGAAATTCTATCAGCTTTAGACCTAAACCATAAACCATCTTCTTGCCAAATTAAGGTCTGTTCAGATTGTGAATCCTCAGCTAGAAAAGGGTGTAGTTCTTCAGAATTAGCCATTTGACGACGGCCACTTTCAACCATTTCATTTATTTGATCGAACTGATGGGTTAACAATGGTGTTTTGTGTTCGGCCCAAGCTTGATCACGTTGTTCTTTTGTGGCCTTTTTTCTATAAGCATCATCATTTATAATTACAAAATCAGTAGGCTCTTTTAACATCAAAGCATGGCCTGCACGTCCAATATCCCAAGCCGTCTTGTTTTCTGCCTCACAATCCTTATTAAGCCTTGGGTGAGCCAACCACGCATGTAAAGGAGTTGTTTGGATTAACTTCTTAGCAATCGAATTGCTTAATGAAGGTTCTGGGCACGGGTCCGCATGATAAACATGGTCTGGTATGTCATAAATTCCTGCTTCAGTTATTTTTATGTTTTCGTTAGTCATTTTATTATCCTGTGATTTTATTTTGAAAGGCAAATTCGCCAAAGTATTTTGTTGCTGCGACGTTGTACGCTTTGGCGGCGTCAATTTTGTCGTTGAAATAACCCAAATGAAAATTTTTCCTTTTAAACCTTACTGACGCGTGCCATTTTTTAGCATTCCTTGACCAATAAACACCTTTAAATCCGCTGGTGTTATTTTTCCTTTTACCAGTATTTGCACAATTTTGTGACTGATTACATTCCCGTAAATTAATCCACATGTTGTCATTTCTTATATTATTAATATGGTCGATTTGATCTTTAGGAAAAGAACCTGTCATGAAGAGCCAAGCTAAGCGGTGGGCTTGATATAACTTTCCATTTATCCCAATGCTTAAATATCCAAGGGACAAACAACCAACAGGCTTACCCATATACCTACCTTGTTTGCTCTCAATCCAAGTAAACACACCCGTTGCCGGATCGTAATTGATTTGTGTTTTTAAATATTGCTGTGAAAGTGGTTGTTTCATTCGAAAGGTTCTCCATCAATTGTAATTTTAATCCCAACGTGACCAAATTGGCGGCCAACATATCGATTTATGGTTTCGCGTATTTCAAGATCCGTTGTGCCGGCTTCAAAGGGGAAGTGCTCAACATCGTTATCCCCGCGCTTGTCTTTGAATGTGACTTCAATGTTCATTAAGGTCACCAAACAATGCATTGCCTATGTGCTGTACTGTTTTATCTTGAAGCAACAACCCACGGCCCCGTTTAATCAATTGTTGCACATAGTTTTCACTGACATTATCAGGGCCGGCACCAAATTCATGGTCAATAATATTTTGCAGCGTGTCAGCCATTTCTTTGATCAATTCGTCTTTCTCGCTTTCTGTTCCAAAATTAACCATTTGAACCCCCCATAAATCCAGCTATTAAAACGCAAACAATAACAATGATGTAACCAATCTTGTCACGGTGTTTATAGTGTTTGCCGGTTCTGTGTTTGTATTCTTGCATGATACCCTCCCAGGTTTGCCCAATGATGGGCGTTAGTTTACTAAAAACCATCTAAACTATTCTTGTGACATTCAGCTAACATTATATCACCAGTTGGTTTGTTATCTTCTGTAAATTCCTTGCGCCATGCTACGGTAATTAACCGATAAAGTTCCGTTACTTTGTGTACATGCCTTCCCTGTAAAACAGCGCGTCTAATAATACTTTTTAATATTCTTTTTTCTAACCAGTTTAATTCTAGCTCATCCATTGTGTTTTCCTTAGTTTGGGTTTTGGTTATTAAAACCATCACTGCCATAATTAGGTTCAAAGAAACTCACTATAAATCCGAAGAATGATAACGCTCCTAGAATACATAATACAATCCAATACCAATCCATGTTATTTCCTTTCCTCGTCAATGATGGGCGTTAATACTGAACAGCTTGTGACAAGATGAATTTTTCAGGCCCAATCTGCTCTTGAATAGGACCACCAAGAAAGCGCAAACATCTGCTTTCACCTAACCCGCCACCACCGTGTTTCTGGCGCATTTGCATTTCATAATTATTAACCTTTTCTTCTAGCTCTTTTCCTGTGTCGGCTGATATTACTGCGTAAGTCATAGTGTGTCCCCTTTCATGGGCGTTTAAAAACTATTTATACTGGTGTGTACTTCAATCTTTTTTCAAGCTCTTCAAGTGTCATTTTATTTAACTTAACTTGGCCCAAAAGTTTGATTAATTGCTCGTAATCTACGACACCATTTTTCTTATTTGCATAATATTGAAAACCACTTTTTATATATTTAAAAAGATCGTCGCGCTCTTGTATGCATGAACTAAATGGACCGTGGAAAGTTTGAAATCTGTTTTTAAATCCTTTGAAATTCTTAGGATGAAGTGAAGGATCGCAATGAAAAGAAATAGTAAAATAATCTCCATCAGCCTTAGCAAATTCAAGACCACAATTATTATGTGAACCTAAGTCACTCTCCAAATCATACTCTTTGCAAAGTTCAAGAAAAAATGTTTTCATAGCAAGATCGCGGTTAAAATCAAACCACCCATTATCAAATCTTTTGTCCATATTGATAACAGGTTCGATGAATTTCTCATTTTTATTCACATATCCGCAAAATACAAATTCATCATTAGAAACAGTGATTTGGTGGTCTTTCTTTTCAATGACAGCCTCTATTGATTGCGCAAATTTCTTATATTTATATTCATCATCCACATCACCAAAGTACCCGTCATCATTAGTTTTATTAAAATGAAGTCGTTTATATTTTTCATTATATTTTTCTACTGAAATAGTAGAACCATTTGATTTATATTTATATCCAACGGTTTCATTTGTTGACCACCGCCCAACGAAGCAGCCTTTCCATTGAGGGCAAATTAAACTTTTCCCAACAACCTCTACTTCTTTTTCGCCGCCAACATAATAAATTGTTTTAGAGGGCCAACTTTGCAAAGAAAAATTCTTTAATAGGAATTGTCCATCTTCCATTTCGTAAACTCTGATCATTTCATTCTCCCGTTGCCCGTTAAGTATTGGGCGTTTGTTGATTAATTTCCACAAACCTATTACACTTCTCTTGACATGTCAACACTAATCATTTACACTTCTAAAAATAAGGCGATTTCAAAACTCTCATATAAGGACTAAACAAGTGGATATTGGCTACGCAAGAACATCAAGAGAAGACCAACGGCTAGACCTTCAACTCAATGCTTTGAGGGCTGCTGGCATTGAAGATAACTTTGTATTTAAAGAACAAGTTTCAGCCTTAGCAAAGAAGCGGCCGCAATTTGATTTAGCTTTAAAACGTTGTCGTGCTGGTGACACATTGGTTGTGTGGAAGCTTGACCGTTTAGGTCGTTCCGTCATGCAACTTATTCATACAGTGAATGATTTAAAAGCGCGTGGTGTCCATTTTAAAAGCCTTACAGAAGGTTTTGATACTAACACGTCAATGGGCATGATGATCTTTCATATAATGGCTGCTATGGCTGAATTAGAACTTAGTCATACATCAGAAAGAACTGCTGCTGGTATAGAGGCTTCCAAGGATAGAGAAGACTATACCACCAGGTCGCTTACCTTCACTGAGGAAGAATGGACCGCCGCCGTTGCTGCTTTCGATGATGATAATAGTTTGACCATTAAGCAGATTGCAGACAAAAGCGGGTTGCATAAGGCCACGGTTTACAGAAACAAAGATGACATTAAGGCGGGAATACCTTTCCACACCCGTTTCCCATTTGAGAAGAATAGGAAAAGCAAATGATTGGCTCATTGATCTATAAGAAAAAACGTTTCCAGATATTTAGAGAGATGGTTGCTCTCGTTCTATTGGTCCTGGTTGACAAGATAACTCCCAAAACAATTAACGGTATTAAAATATCAATACACATCAGAAAGCTAAGTGACCAGTTGGACGAAAGAGGTGATTGGCTTTGGGATAAAAAGAAAATGAAAGGACTTTTCTAATGAGCCCCAAAGCCCACTATAGATGTCTAAACTGCGCCCATGAGTGGCACCAAGAACCCTCAATGGTTACTTGTGGCAGATGTAATCATTTATACATTAAGTGGGTGAATTTTGAGACTGAATTTCAGAAAGGAATAAATTTAAGATGAGCGTCGTGCTTACAGTTTGGAACCTTCAAAACGGCGATATAGTCGAAAAGAATTGGGATGCTACGGAAGAAGATTATATCGACCTTCAATCCAAGTATGCTGATGAGCCCCTATACTCTGTTGAAATGGAAGTGGAATAAAAAATGAACAGAAATGTAAGATATAAAGCTTGGGATAAGCGTCATGAAGAAATTTTTAGAGTGGCAAAAATAATATTTGATAATTATGCAGCGGAAGAAGTTCATTATGATACATCAAAGTATGGGAATGATTTTTTTACCGCTGAATTGCCGCCTTTCGGATTATTAAGTAATGGGGAAGTTATTTTGCTTGAAGATACTGGCTTGAAGGACAAAGACGCTAGTAGGATTTTCGAAGGTGACATTGTTAATGTTTATGTGGGCGACACAGAAGGCGGTCATGATTCATTGGGTCAATATAATGGTCCTGAAAGAATTGAGTATCAAAGATTGGTAGAATGGATTGACTGCGGGCTTTCATGGAAAGGAAGTGGTTGCACCCTATGTGATAAAAATTCAAGACATTTTCAGGTCATTGGCAACAAGTACAAAAATCCTGAAATGTTGGAAGGTATTTCAAATGACTAACTCAAAACAAACGAGCGGTACATGGAACTCAAAGGCTAATCAAGAATTATTCCTTAAAGATATAAAGCGAACAAGGGGAATAGATTTTGCCTTTATAGGTCAAACTGTAATTTTTGGTAAGTTTAAGAAAATAGGGCGTATTACAGGACTTAATTCTAGTGCAAATCTTCTTGTTAAAGTCCGGGGGATAAAGGGTATTTTTAATGTTCATCCAACTTATATTGTTAAATATATTTCTAAGGATGGCGACGTTGTGAGGGAATTTTCAGAATGAATACCCCAAAACAAACGAGCCCCAACATGAAAAATTATGACAGTTTAGAATGTCCGTTTTGCGGAGATTTGGTTAAGCCAAAATCTGTTAAAAATGATACCTGTAAATATCCTTGTACTCATTGTGACGAAACATTTTTTATTAATCCAGATGGTGATTTGGTGGATAGTAAAGGAAAAGACTTATGAGCCATAGAGAAAAGGTAAAAGCGAAGCTTGAAGATTTGAAGGGTAAACTTGGCGGTGCTTTGTTCACTGTGGTTGCTCTTGATTATAAGGATTTTCGCGTCTCAAAAACAGATTGTGACAGCTTGCGTGATGCGGCTATTGCTCTTGAAGAATTGAGTGATCTACTTGCAGGGAAGGAATAAACTAATGAGCGATGAACAGACACCAGACGAATTAATCTTAGATGTTCTGGAAGACCTAAAAGAAGTACTTGATGGAGACTTTTATGGTCGCATCCCTATTAATGATGAGACAGTTGAAAACCTAATTAAGTTTCAGAAGGAAAGGCTAAACAAATGAGCGATAATAACTGTACAGAATGTAAGCACTTCCATGAAAACTTTGGAAACAGGGATGGTGACTGCCGTCGTTTTCCTCCTCAGATTACAGGGCATGATGAAGATGAAAATCAAACACAATCTTACCCAATTGTAGGCGAATATAAAAACTACATATGTAGCGAATTTTCAATTGAAGAGGACAACTAAGATGAGCGTTCATAACCCAACAGAAATAACAGAACCAATGATTAATGTATTGTTGAATGAGTGGAGACATTTAGATAATTACTCATTGAATGAAGATGAAAAACGCCTTCAAGCAATAAAAACAATTATGGCTTTAAGTATTCTTTTAGACATTGAAAGGAAATAAACAAATGAGCGATTGGGAAAAACACTTGGAAGCTGATTTAGAAGAAGTGAATAAAATTCTTCGGGAAATGGATGAAACCGATAGGCTTGGGAAAATGAGTTTTACGTCACGAAAAGAGAAACTTGAAAAAGAACTTTCACAATTAAGAGGTGATTTCTAATGAGCATCGAACTGGAATTAAAAGAATATATCACAACGCCAGACAAATTAAGGCGCATTGCTGATGAAGCTGACGAGGCCGAACTTCTTCATACTGATGAAATTAGAGAAGCGGCGCACGAATTGGAAAATCTTCACAAGCTTTATTATAATTTGCTTTGGGCTGTGTCTAGTGTTCATAAGGGCGAAACCAGACATCAAACCGCACTAAGATACATTCAAGAACGTGAAAATAGATGTGAAGGAGCGAAAAGTGACAAATAAACAAACGAGCGTTCAACAGACTGTAATTGATGCTTTTCACGACTATTACAAGGCAACAAGTAATTTCTCAACCAGCAAAGATTTAGTTGAAGATTACGGCATGGACAATATTGATTTAGCCCAAATAGTTTTAAGGATTAATGAAACTCATGGATTACATTTTATTTGGGAGGACTTTGACCAATTACTCACAGTTGAAATTATTTCTAAAATGATTGAGGAGAATTTGAAATGACAAAACAAACGAGCAAGAAATGCAAATGGATTAATGATGGTCGTTCAGAGGGCAGTCACGACAGTTGGCATTGTGGAACCTGTGGTAAATGCGTGTTCTATGAAACTGATGAACCTACCGAGTGTGTCAAGGATAATGACGAATTTGTTTTAATGCCAAATTTCAAAACCCTGGAGAATTAAGATGAGCCTATGGATTAAAGCCAAAGATTTATTCGGACACAAGTTTGAATGGATGAGAGAAGGTAAGCGGGTGTCTATTAGATGGATAACCCCCATGCATAAAAAGATAACATTAATTACAGGTTTACCATTTAAGAAAGGTTTTAAAAAATGAGCCCTTTCAGATGGCATAACTATATATCAAAGGAGTGGAGGGGGAAGCACTTGACCACTAACGAGGCGGATATTTTATTCCTCCTTCACGTTCACGCTGACCGAATGGTTCCACTAGATGATATTATTATATTTTTATATCCAGATCCAGACAAGGAACCGGACCACTCATTTAATTGTGTGCCTATATTTATTATTGGATTACGAAAGAAATTTGGGCGAAATATTATTATTAATTATCCGCGACGAGGATATTCTATTAATTCATAAATCTTGCAATTCGCAAGGGAGCCGGTGGGGGTGGTCTGTCATTGAATACAAAAGCCACCCTCGCCACAATTTAACAGAAGAAGGAGCCATAAAATGGCAGGTAGTGCGAAAGATGAAGCGGCTGGAAAAGGTCATAATAGTCATAATGATCCAGCATTTGTAATGGATAAGGTCAAGGAGCTTGATAAGGCGCTTAGACCACACGAAAAAGCCATTAAAGAAGCCAATGAAGAAATCAAGGGGCTTAAACGTGAATTCAAAACTGATACTGGAATCACCCAAGCAATTTTTAATTCTGCTCGTAAGGTTGCCCTGATGGGTAATGAGGAAGAACAAAAAGACCGACTTGAAAAATACCAGCTTGTTTATAATTCACTGAATAATGGTGAGCAAATGAACATGTTTAAAGTATTGGATGATAAAAAAGATGCCTAAGTCTTTATTGACATTGGATCAAGCCACGTTGTCGGGTTTCTGTAATTGGAAGCCCGGCACTAAGCCCATTTTGAGTAGTTTGGATCTTGGATTTGTTAGCGATAACCTTGGAAAATTCATAAGTGTATTTGAAAAGAACCTACGAAAAAACATTGAAGAAAACCAAGTTGATTATATTTGTTTTGAGGCCCCAATTTTAATTCGTATGGGCAAAAAGGCAACTGGAATGCAAACAGCTATGAAGCTTTACAACCTGGTCGGAACGATTGAAAAGGTTTGTTCTGATTTGATGATTCCATGTGCTGAAGTTCAAATTGGTGAATGGAGGAAGCATTTCTTGGGCTCTGGGGGTTATTCAACGGATCAAGCAAAACAACACGCCCTTACTAAATGCAGGGCCGCTGGATTTGACCCTCAATGCCATGATGAGGCTGAAGCATTTGGAATCATGGATTATATCGCAACATTGAAATCACTTAAAAAGAATTGGCCTGAACCTGGCCGATTAAAATTTGTATAAGGAATAGTTTATGACTGAGGGAAAAGAGCGGTTAGAAAATGAGGAACCGCCACACAATTTAGAAATTGAACAAGCGTTACTTGGGGCCCTGCTTTCTTATAATGAAGCATTTTATAGGGTAAATGAAATTATTAAATCAGAATGTTTTTATAATCCTGCCCACGGTCGTATTTATGAGGCCATTGAAAGTGGCATTTTAAAAAATCAGGTTGTAACACCTATGACTCTGAAAAATCAATTTCATGATGATCCTGGGCTTGAGGATGTGGGCGGTGCTGCATATCTCGCAAGGTTGGCAGCCTCAGCAACAACAATAAACAATGCCCCTGATTATGCTAAACACATTGTTGATCATTATACCCGCCGTATGATTATGGATTTTTCAAACTATTCAGCATCAGAGGCTTTCCATAACGATGAAATGGACCCATCAGAATTTATCAATGACATGGAGGAACAACTTCATCAAATAAGGCCCAATAGTGAAAAACAGGATAATAAACCCGTTGATGTTGGCGCCATGTTTGATGAAACCTTGCAAACAATTGACGATGCCCATAATTCGCCGGGTCTTGTCGGGGTAACAACGGGACTACATTGGCTTAATGAACGCATTGGGGGCTTTAGACCTTCAAGGCTTTATATCTTAGCTGGCCGCCCAGGAATGGGTAAAACGGCCATTGCTGTTTATATGGGTTTAAGGGCTGCTGAACAGGGTAAAGGGGTTTTATTCTTTTCATTAGAAATGCCTAAGCAGGAATTGGGAACAAGGATGTTGACCTGCATGGCCGCTGCAACAAAAAACGAAATTCACTATTCACAAGCTGAAAAAGGCAAACTTGGTGATGATCAGCGTCAAGTGTTGGTTGATGTCGCTGCTATGCAAAGTGGTCTAAATTTTCATACCATTGATAAAGCCGGCCTGAGATTGTCACAAATACGCCTATGGTCGATGAGGCATAAAAGGAATATGGAAAAGCAGGGAAAAACCCTTGATGTTATTTTCATTGATTACCTTCAAATCATGCAACCAGATAGCCGTTATCGTGGCAATAAAACAAATGAAATTGCTGAAATATCCATGGGATTAAAGAATTTATCTAAGGAATTAAAAATCCCTATTGTGTGTCTAAGCCAATTATCAAGGAACTTAGAGCAAAGGGAGAATAAACGGCCCATGCTTAGTGATTTACGTGATAGCGGATCTATTGAACAGGATGCAGATGTTGTTTTGTTTGTTTATCGTGATGAGTATTATTTACAAAAGGACGTTGATTCCGGTCACATGCAAAAACATGACGCTCTTGAAAAGTCACGAAATAAAATTGAATTAATAACATCCAAACAACGGGGTGGGTCAACAGGCACAGATTATTTCTATTGTGATGTAGCAACAAACTATTTCAGGGAATTAACAAAAGATGAAAAACCGGACAATTGACAATGATCTGGAATAGGAATATTATCCATCAATCCTTCTTAGGAATACCAAAGGGGGGCGCATAAAGCACAGGAGTAATTACCAGTGTTGTTCAACGTGACCTGAGCCGCCCCCTTTTATTTTAATGGTCACACAATATAGGGTCACGATATGTCAAAACTACCATTTTTCCCATTTTACGTTTCAGATTTTAAAAGCGCGACTGATTACCTTGATCCTGAGGATGTTGGTTTATACGTCAGATTGCTTTGCTTATTATGGGACACACCAACATGTTCATTTCCAAATGATTTCGAATTAATCAAACGTAAATTATTAATTAAAAATGATGTTTATAATGATAAATTAAATAATATTTTGTCTGAATTTTTTACTGTTAAACGAGGTAAATATATACAGAAACGTTTAATGCAAGAATATGTAAATGCTAACGATAGTTTCAAAAAGCATTCTAAGGCAGGAAAAAAAGGGGTAGAAGCTAAGTCATTGAAAAAAAAGAAAAAAGGTTCAAGCTATGAACAAGCTATGAACAAGCGAAGCTTAAGCTATGAACAAGCATCTACATCTACATCTACAATTAAAAATATAAAAAAAGATTTTGAAGTATTTTGGAATAAATATCCTCAGAGAAAAGGGGATAGTAAAAAACAGTGTTTTGATAAATACAAATCATTAATAAAAAATGGTGTTGGTCCTGATAGGATTCTTACTGCATTAAATAACTATGAATATAACGATGGTTATCAAGATGGTTGTAAAAAATGGCTAAATAAAGAACTTTGGGAAAACGGTGATGTGTCAACAAAATTAAACGGATCAACAAAAATTGGTGTTGGCAATTGGACACCATTTCTTGAAAAATACCTACAAACTGGAATATGGGATGTTGAACAATGTGGTCCTGTTCCGGTGATTGATGGTTTTTATAATCCTGATTGTAAGGCCCCAAAGGATAAGATTAAACAGATTTTAAATGTGGGAGATTTGATATGACCAAAAAATGCACAGTTTGCCAAGAATATAGGG